GCATCACCGGGCAATACATACTCAACACTCACCGAACTCGCCTAGCACGAATGAAACCGTTTGCTGCTGCTGTGCCAGATACGAAGTTCGTGAAAGCAACGAGATACACTGTAGTCGTCGTCGTTATCGACACACGAAACGGTCCACACGAGCCCATCCAATTAGACGTGGCAGACGAGCTTGTATAGATTGTTCGTGCGCCATTACCTGTATCAGTAGGCACTACCGGTGATCCAGTTGTTCCAATCCATGCTTGTATGTTGCCCGAGCCAACTGAAAGAAGCACTTGCAGATATCCGTCAACATCCCAATCTCCAGCAGTCAGTGACACACCAATAACATTTGCAGCTACATTATTGGTTAACGATAGTGCCGATCCTGAGGAAAGGTTGTTGCTACGATATTCACCAACCAAGCCCGTATTGGCGTCATCATTTGTTCCAGTGCCAACAACACCATGATTTGCATGATTGTCGAAGTTGATGCTACCAGTCATCGTAGCACCGGTAAGCGGCAACTTCGTATCTGCGTATTGCTTCGGTGCTGCTTCGAGTGGATTGACAGGACTACCAGGGAGCACGATTACTCCCGTCATGGTTCCACCGGTAGTCGGCAGAAACCCTACACCACCAACACGTGCGTCAACATACTGCTTCGTAGCAGGATTAAGCGCATTCGGTGGATCATGCGCTAGCACAATGTCACCGGTCATGGTGCCACCGGTTAGTGGCAATGCACCGGCTACTACTGCTGCACTACCCGCTGCTGCGTTTGCACTTGCTTCAGCAGCATTCGCAGACGCTGCTGCCTGCTCAGCCCAATACGATGGTGTCGGACTGGTCTGTGTCCAATACGTTGGGTTGGCTGTGCGATCATCAGCAAACGTAGTGCCACCTGACGTGTGCGATACCAGACATAGCCATTGCACACTGGTAACACCATCGATCACGGTCTGCCCAGCTACATAGCTCGTCGATGGCGTCCACAATCCAGCGTAGTTAGGCAGTGACACGAACTGTGCGAGTGCTCCGTCAATGGATGTCCAGTTGTCGTTGACATCTGTGTCCCACGGTGTGCCATCGAACGGAGGCAGGTTCAGCTTCAGGAATGGTGTCTTGTCGAGTGACACTGCTACCTCCGTATCGAGCCATGCAGGTATGCGAGCGAAATGCTAATGAACTTGATGCGCCTAAACGTGTCACCGAAGAACCGCAGCTTGAGTAGCTTGAACTTCGCAGGCCATGCTAGTAGTCGCTCATCGGATGCTCTACGGCCACCACCATATGGATCATCGCCATACAACGACGCACCGTAACCACCTGCATCACCAGCAACCATACTCATGGTGAGCAGCGCGTTCGCATCGTTCTGATCTGACCAAACAGTGTTGGCAGCGCTGATGTTATCAACGAATGCCTGGACCCAAAACGTTCCCTTGCCCTCAGTGTCCACACCGATGTAGCGCGTCTGCTTGATGTCCATGCGATGCTTGAAGTCAGCCCACGGTAGTTCCCATGTGAACGAAATCGCGATGCCAAACTGCGAACCATCAGTAGCGCCAGGAACGACGTAATCAGCGCAACCATCCACGTTATCGAAGTCATATGTTAACAGCGATGTTCCCTGACCAAATACGATGTTCTCAAGTGCTGTGCGACATCCGCATGTGAACTGCCAGCCCGTTATCCGCGCCCATGCCTGGACTTTCAGCGTTGGGATGTTGGTGTAACTATAGGCAATCGTGGTAAGGTAATTGTCGAACTGGTCCAACTGCGGTAGGAATATGATATACCGGAAGTGCCGTAAATCGTAGACCGAGAACACATACTTCTCGATCTGCGCCAAGCTGAGTGGTTTCATCAGCTTGTAGATTTCGTTGTCGATCAGGTGGCTGATACGCACTGGACGCAGCGTGTTGAATACCGATATGCGAGCAATCGAGTTCACACCAACATTGTCGCCGTAGAAGCAATCATCGCCCACCGATACCAACGTGCGATGTGCCTGACAACCGAACTCTTCGATGAACCCGTCATCGGTTGGCACATGGATAGCAGGTGTGGACGTGTCATACACACCTAGATTGATCGGCAATATCCCACGCTCGAAAGTAACGAGCAACTTATCCCGATAAGCCACCATACCAGTAATAGTCCGGTCACCAAGGGACACACGCGGACCAAGATCGAGGTCAATGGCATCGTTCGGTAGTGGATCAGCGACGTAGGTGCCACTGGTTCCTTTACTGCTGATGTGCAGTGTAGACGGTGCGTTGGGATCACCTGCGATGACGGTGTATTGTCCATGTGCGACAACATACTTACCGATGGGCGTGTTGATGTTCGAGCCTGAACCGAGGTCTTCGAGATACTGTGGGATCAGATAATTGATGTTGGTAGGATTACCGGAGATAATTATCGGCTTGTCCTTGCCGTTGCACATTATCAGGTCACCATTAAAGATGGTGAACGAGACAAACGTGATCGTCGGTGTCCACAGTGTGCCATGAACGGACAACATGGTCATGGTGCCAGCACCGTCACACTTGGTGATAGTGCCATCGGCCTGGACCGATATGATATAGCCCTGGAAATACGTGATGTTGATGATTGCTTCGCCTGTTGCGCTCAGACCTGCCTGTGTTACATCCGAAAAATACTTGGTGCCACTACGCACAGACAGTGTGCCATCTAGTCCACGCTCGATGTTATCCAACACACGAGCATACTGCGGTGACATGTTCAGATCGGTATCGGCAGTGTTCAATCCACCGTCGAACGAACGGATCGTGGTAATTTGTAGATTGCTCTGCGGTTGGTTACCGCGTGGATTGAGGCCACCGATTGTCCGTTGGTTGAACATTAAGCCATCACCATAACTCGTTGCTGAGCAGTCACTCCACCAGCTATGAATGCAAGCTCAAAACCGATTTGTGATACCACCAATGCTGGCACTAGACTAAACGCGACTTCTACACCGATCTGCGTCGTGGTTATTGCCGGAGTTCCAACCAATGCAATCTCAGTCCCAATCTGCGTTGTGACAAGATCAGTCATGACGCTACCGACACGCTAAGTTTCATGGCATTGATGTTCGATGTAGTCCATCCTGCTCCCGTCGGATCGAGTGGCATCCATCCAAACTTGCTTACATACGTCAGACTTGGCGTGATATTAGTCATACCAGTGATTGCGGTGTCACCTGATCCATTCGCATCTACACCTACAGTGCCACCACGCGCACCACTATCACTCTTCTTCCAGTTCACATGGAAGTCGCAACCAATGATCGACGCGGGATTGATTGTGCCAAGACCAACGATGTTGTAAATGTCTTTGTGACCTACCGTGCTATCGAAGACATCGGATGTATCGCCGTCATTGGTTACGTCAGCTACAAGGAACCAATTCGCCGGTGCGATCAAGTATGCAGTATTCACGTTGAACAGCACGCCGCTCGATTGTGTCCATGACGGATTGTTCGGGAAGCCGCTACCAAATGACTGAGCAAATGAGTAGAAGATATTACTACCTGATGCACAGTTTGTCGGTATCGTTACATCAGCTTGATATGCTAGATAGTAGCTGACTCCTGCCACTACTGTCGGTGGAGACGGGAACGTGAAGTTCACAGTTCCGACAAGTGGATTGGTTACGGTAGTCGAGGTAGCCATAAGCGTTCCTGGACATCCAGCAAACGCTGTTCCATCCGTGGCATAGAGGCCAAGCCGTATGTTGCCAGTGATACCAGCATTAAGGCTAAGTGTCCCCCCTGTGACCAAACCAGAATGTGTAGCAGTGATAGGACGCGAGCACCAAACAGTGTTGGCTGCCTTGTTTGTCAGCGTCGCGCCGCCAGAGTTAATGGCATTGGTAACGCTTGTAGGATTCTTGCTAAATACTTCTGAACCGCTTTGGCTCGCAGTATTCACATACAGCAATCGCACATCACCCGGCCAAGTTGTCGGTGCGCTGCCATTGTCACTGTTCAACCAGAAGTCGTCGATCTGCTCTAGGTTTTGTCCGTTGCATACAATCCACAGACCATTGACGTAGTTATTGGCTGTCCCGCCTCGCGTGTTGATGCTGGTTAGGTTCAGTGCAGCAGTAGTCGATCCATTCTTGCGTATCTCGACTGATCCAGTCGTGTTGTTGATAACGGCCTTGAATTGCCAGCTATCCCAAGTGTTCAGTGAGAATGCAGATGCAGCCGATCCTACGACCGTTCCGGTGTTACTGCCAGTCCGCACAGCAATGCTACCATCACCGTTGAGCATGATGGTTACTTGAGCAGTGCCGCCATCAGTAAGCGTTATGCCTGTATATAGAGCTGCGTTGGCACTACCTGATGCATACTTGTGACGGATCGATCCATATACCGTTGTCTCGTTGGTTCCGGTCTCGAACGTCGCTTGGAGACAAATGGCCGTTCCAGATATACTGCGGTTTACTGCTTGACCACCAAATGCTCCTGCGACAAACGTGAAACTCGTAGCAGTTGTCCACTTACCAGTAGCTACATCTGCGGCGGCAGTATATTTGTCAAAGCCGTCGTTGAATAGCTTTGCCACTACACCCTCGCTGCCAAAAGTGTAATGCCAAGATCGCTCAGCGTAGCATCCTGTGTCGGTGCTACAATTTGGAGGACATCACCGATAGCCAGTGAGCCACCCGATCCAGCCAATGTGCATGATGTGTGACTGGCCGAGGTAATGGTAACGGTTCCAATTGCTGTGGTAACGCCACTGCTGATCTTGTTGACCGTGAAGATGGCGTTTGCAGTTGTTTGGGTTGTATCATAAACCACCGTCCCTGTGAGGTTAGCAGGTATGGTAATTGCCCACGGCATGGGCACGTTGACGATTGTGCCCGTCGCAGGCTTACCCACGAATGGGAAGCTAATTGGCACTTGCTGCACTTCAGTAGGTAGGTTTGCATAAGGCCATACCTTGGCATTGATGACGTTGATCTGGTTTTGCAGATCGAGGATGCTGGCATTGAACGCCAGTATCTTGTTGTCAACATACTCCTTTGTTGCTGGATGCTTCAACGCAGTCGGATCGATCACCGTCAACGGTCCAGTCATACCGTCGCCAGTGCGCAGTATTCGCAGTCCGAACTCAGCGTTCAGATCGTTAGCGTAGAGCGTTTCACCACGAAAGAAGTTGCTCATGCCAGTGGATCAATGTCCAGTTGGAACCAGCCAGCCATCGGATCAACCGTGCTCGGGTAACGTGGATCAAGCTCAAGCGGATGCTGGTTCAGTATTGCCATCACCTGCTGTCTACGCTTGGCTGCTAGCATTTGGAACTTCTGGACCTGAGCTGGAACTGTCCCGTCATCGACACAATACATCCAGGCCGCGTCGTAGGTAAGTAACAGACGGTCAATGTATACCGTGGTTGTGTTATCAAAGGGCAAGGCAGTGTGTTGGCTCCCAAACACGACGACATCACCTGTGGAATTTTGTGGCCACACACGAAAAGGTCGGGCTGCGACGGCCATATCGGGTGACAGATAGAAGGGTCCAGGGCCAGACTGCAACGTATAAGGATTAATTGATTGAGGTAGCTCTCGCAGCTTACGATTAGAGCCGCTAGGCCACACAGTAACAACATCCTCATAGCTATCTATTGTGCTGATCGGTCCTACGAGGTCCGATGTTAACCGACCAGTCGTGCCATCGAGTGTCGAGGTTACAAAGCACATGTAACCCGGCCACCAAATGTCACCATCGATCTCTAGTTGATACGCATCCTGCACGTGCTGCATGATGCGACCAGAGGCGTATATCTGCGTCGCGATGCCCGGAACTTGGCTAAGCTCGACGATTACATCGCTGACAATATCCTTGGCAAGTGTTCCCGCCATGACCACTCCTTACGGAAAGTGGTTGGTGCCGCGAGGGAGTCACGACACCAACCACCATCGCCCACCGCACGCCGGGATTACGAGCTAAATTGGGCGATACCGTGCAGACCACCACGGTTGCTGGTGTTAACGTCATTCTGCATCATGCAGTCACACGTTAGCACCTTGCTACCATCAGGCGTCGTTGTCGGCGTATACGTGCCGCGCGGATCACCCGTCGTCGCAGTCTGTGGATCAGTAAGCACAGGCGCAGCCAAAGTTCCTGCGGCAACGAGCGCCTGATCACTGGTTTCATGATCTACCTTGATCGTCTTATACGGCAACCCGAAGATGTTCTGTGTGCCGAGGTTAATAGTCGTGCCTGCGGTCAAACCGCACACAGCGTTCCGCAGATACTTGAATGCCTTCTTGCCGAGAACAGGCGTCGCACCGTTGAGTGTGAGCGTCTCTGTCATCGGCTGACCGAGGTAATCATAGCCATTGATCTGCACAGTCGAGGTCGCAGCACCACTCGCCACAACCTGCAATGCACGACCATATGGTGCATCGAGCACTGCGTTAATGGTGGATGATGTCAGATCGACAGTGACGGCAGTATTGATGCTCTGTGCACTCAGGATGTTGGTTGCACTCGCAACAGCAGGTGAACCAAAGCTCACACGTGTCATGCCGTTGTAGTTCACATCTGACGAATAACGCATCGCGGGACAATACATACTGATCCGCGCAGGTGCGAAGTTCGTCGGGTTAGTCATTACGTTTGCCATAGCCTACTCTCCTAGCTCCTGCGCCAGATCGCTAAGACCACCTTGCGTGGCTGGCCTTGGTCGATTGCGTGTCTTACGTTCCACGATGTCCTTGGGTGTCAGGTTGAACTCTGCTGGCACAATCTCGCCAGTGTTCATGTCCACATAGCCAGGATCAGCCATCACACCGATCCGCTGCAACTGCGCCACATCATCTGACGCAACTGCAATGCTATGGCCCTGCGGGAAGTAGATCATATACTGGTCCTCGAACTCTTCCTGAACGGGAACCAGCTTACGAGTGATGATCTTCTTCTCACCCAACGCACCGACCTCGCGCACTTCCTCTTCGATCTTGATTACCGTGCGTTTGAACGTGCCTTTCTGTAGCTCAGCCTGGAACGATGGCTTAATGTTCAGTTGTCCTGACATTAGACCTCCGGTTCCTCAGTTGGCTCTGGCTGATGCTGCATCAGATGCTCTGGATCAGCCGGTGCTGCTGGCTCCGGTGCAACTGACGGCTCAGGCAGCGGATCAGGTGGAATAAAGTTAGGACCAGTTACGTTCGGTGGCGGTGGGTCCTTCGGTGATGTCACACCCTTCGGCGGTGTGCCTTCCGGTGTGTTAATGCCAACCTGTGCCCACTCTTCACCCTCTGGCTGTTCTTCTGGCTTATCGCTCATCACACACTCCTAGTTGGTTACGACACCATGTGTGCGGAATGCACGCCACAAACACCATTGCCCCTGCCATACGACACGGCTACCAACAGCGTCTACGTTCCACGGTGACACGAGTTCTTTGACCTTCATGTTCACACCACGGAGCATGTGCAGTCGTAGATACGTGTCGTTGATGAAGTAGGCGCTATTCACCGGACAGTCTTCGTCATACAGCAACGGAATACCGTTGTGCATACAACCCTCGAACCCGAGGTCGAACATTCGCTTACCGGCCTTACCCTCGTTGAGCGTGATGATGAACTTGTCACGCACAGCCTGCCGATACATGCGATAGATGTTACGACCAGTCAGAATGATCGACGGTCGATCACCCTTCAGGCTCAGGTCCATAAGGACATCATCGAACACCTCTTCGATGTTCGTGCTATCCATACCACCTGCGAACACATACGCACTCGTGCGCCACTGTGGCTGAGTGACGCGACTGATCCCACCGAGAGTGCCGGTCGTCGGGTTAGTTGGTATAAGAGAACCGAGACCAAGAGGATCAGTGCCACCGCCAACAGCATACAGATACTGCGAAAACTTGTCCTTAATGGACTCTTCAAGCACATTCATCTTCTCGCGCATTAGCTTGAAGATCGCGGCTGCACCGTTGTTCTCGTCTTGCTCCTGGTCGCTGATGATAACGCTACCAGCCACACGACTATATCCATACTCAACGGTGTCGAACTCGTCGGTCTGTGCAACCGGGAGTGTCTGGTAATACTGGTAGGACGTAATATTCGGATTACGCCCAACAGTGAGCGGATTGGTGATATTGTAACCCCCATCCTCATACTCGACGCGATCGTTCGAGAACACCCACGCCATGAGCGCATTCGACTTGATCGACGCCATTACGAGCTTCCGCCTACTCTTGGTCAGAGTAGAGTGAAGCACATCGGCAACTGCCGGAACTACTGTGCCAACTGGCATGTCTACCTCAGCTTAGGTTAATGTTGTTCTCCCGCATCGCGTCACGAATGATGTCGCTCCACGACGCATTCTCATTGTGTTGCACTACTTGTCCGTTACCTTGCTGAGCAACGCCGTTGCCACCGGCTGCGCTCCGTCCTTGAGGTAGCGGTCGAGTGCGGGTCGGCTGCTGGGTAGACTGCTGTTGCATCGCAGCGATTTGCTGCTTGAGCGATGCATATGGATTGAGACCGTTTTCGTGCGCCCACCTAGCCATCTGGATGTAGGCACTTTGGATCGTCAATCCGGGTTGAGCCTGCAACATTTCTGCAAGCACGTCAAGGTTCTCGTGCGCCTCACTATGCTGACCAAGGAAGCCATCGAGTTCTTGCTTCGCTGCTGCGTTGATCTGCGCTTGTCTCTGTTGCCGTGCGCGTTCGTCCGTCCACGGTTGTAGCTTGCCGTCGATCATCTTGCTGATTGCAGACAGGTCCATCCCTGGTGTGACGCCCTGCTGCAAGAACGGTATCGCGTAGCCCTTGCTCTTTACTTCCTCGACCAGATACTCCAATGTGCGAACAGGATCACGCATGAAATCAGCCATCACACGGACAGCAATCACTGCATTATCCGGCGTTACGTTCAACCTCCTGCTCTCTTCTAGGACAGAATGTGAACCTTGCACTTGTGTTGCTAACGCTTGTAGTTGCTGCCTTAGCTGATTGTTCTCGCGTGCATGACGTTGGCCCTCTTCATAGACCCGACGCTCAATGCCACCTTGCGCTACGACACGTCCTGTTATCGGATCAACTAGGTCACGGGTATTAGGATTTTGCTGATTGGGGACTTCGACAAGTCCGTCGTGTCTGCGCCTGATTTGACCCTGTGGTTGCGCACTGTCAGTTCCGCTGCTTCTGCTGCGCGCATCAGTGCCGGGCTGAGCACTCGTTGTCGATGAACCGCCATCAGGTGAAGACGGCGTGCTCGATGTTGTGCTGCTATCGCCAGTGTCGCCACCTGTATCTCCTGCAAAGTCGGGTATGTTCCCAAGTATGCTGTCTTCTGTGCCGCTCATTCTGCTGCCACTCCTTGCTGCCCGCCGCCCATACCGCTAGCGGATACCATCTGTGCGAATATCTGTTGCGGAGGCACGCCTTGTGCTAACGCTTGGCCAATTGCCTGCAACATCTGCGGCGGTAGTTGTGACAGCAGTCTCACAACCATTGCTGCCATCTGTAGTCCACCCTGTGGCGCTGGTTGATTAGCATTCGCTGGTGTCCCACCGGGCATCGGTGCACCTGTAGCTTGACCGGGAGCGCCACCCATTTGGGATTGCGCCATCATCTGCGTCTCTTGACTGATCGCGTCCCAATCTTCCTTGCTGATCTGGAAGTCGTCGAATGCTTTGCTCATCATCTTGAGCGTTGTCTTGAGTGACGCTGCTGGTGCTGCTCTCACGTATTGCGCTAATATCTGACCGACCTGAACCGCTTCCTGCTTCTTGCCTTGTGTCGTCAACTTCTGCGTGGACCCACCAACACACACGACAGACAATGCAGCGAAGTCGCTGAGTGCGTCCAGTGGTCGCCAGAACTCCGTCACATCCTGTCCAATAAGCTGAGTGACGGTCGCCGCATCCATGAAACGAAGGCACAACTGCGCTAATTTCCATCCGACATCTCCCAGCGCGTCTTCTATTGCATCGAGACGCATGTCCATTCTTAGGTTACCCATCGTGCTGTAGTAATCGATGGCCCTATTGGTTGTGTTCGTCTTGAACTGTCCACCACGCTCAACCTCGTTGGTGGATGCAATGCGATCAACGGACTGATACAAGTCCTGCTTGTCGAACAACTGATGGAACGCCATGCTCGGCGGTGGTATCGAGAAGATCAACTCGGTTGCCTTCTTACCCTCAGGCACGTTGATCGGCGTAGCAGTTGCCTCAGGACCCTTCAGTATCTTGTCTGCTATCTCCTGGGTAACACCTGCCGAGGGATCGAAGAAGATATTGCGCCTTGCCCATAGTAGAGCACGGCGGCGTTCATCGTTGATCTCGTTGATCTGGTCCTGTTGATCGAGGTAGAAGCTGACCTCACCCTTCGCATAGATTGCAACTGGATTGTCGTGGAACCATAGGGGCGTGACAGGAAAGAAGCCTTGCAGTTGGTATGGATCGTCCCATACCCATATAGGCCACTTCCAATCATTGTCGGCATACATTTCCAGACGACGTGTAACCTTGTCCCATATATACCAAACTTTGGTTCGCTTGGCTTTGTCGAATGCTTCCTTGGTCTCGAACCCGTAGGCGTTGTAGGTATTCTTATCCGTATTGAATAGCGTGAACTCTTCGTTGTCACCAACGGAACTACCGCCATCCAATATGTGGGTTGGCTCGTATATCGATGTAACTTCTTCCTTGCCCTCATCTTCAACTCCGAACACGGCGTTGATGTAATCGGTGGGAAGCATGTCCTCGATCATAATCCAATTCGCATCGGACAGATGCGGATCACAACAGTCAGGATCGATAAGCACCTGATGCGGTAGACGCACGCGCACATATGGACCAGCGGGTTGCAGGAACTCGATCTTCTCTTCCAACGCTACAAGCGCCTGTTCAGTCTCTGCAATATCCTCTGCATCTTCCGCTGAAGCCAACTGCTGCGATAGGTTAACCAGATCGGAATACGCTTGATCGCTGGACTTGTCTTTCTTGACGTATCCAGTCTCGAACCACGCTCGGTTCGTGAGAAGGGCCACCAAGACATTGCGCTTCGCCTTGTTCTTGATGTTCACTCCCGGTGCGTTCTTCATCCCAAACAGGCAGTTGATCAACTTCTCTACGCATCTAGCGAACTCATCACCTGCTGCACTCGCTTGCTCATCAGAAGCAGGTCTCGCTGTGCACGAAACCACGGGGTTCTTTGCATATAGCTCAGGGATTTGGGCATTAACGTTAGCGTAGACGATGTTCTCGGTCGCGCTGTGACGTTCGTTAAGTCTACGAGCAACGTGCCTGTTGCCGGATGTAGTAAGAAACGTGCCGTCTCGATGGTCGCTCTGATCGTGGTTGTAATAGCGTATGCACTCATCCCATGCATCGATGAGGTCTTGCATAGCCTTCTGCGCTGTATCCTTTCGCGACTTCCATACTTTGCCACGGCTGGAGGAAACAGGGACACGACTTTCGGGCATCGCCTTGTAAACTGGCAATTGCTCCGGCTGTTGCGTATCCAGTGGCACACCAGCTTGCCCGAGGGCATCTTCCAGAGGATTTTCGTTACCAACATCACCTGTTGGGTTCGGTTCTTGCTCATCGAATGTGCCGCTCAT